TTGTGTGAAATTTACGTTTGATTAATTACAAATTCAGTTCTGCTTTTTCTTAAAGCTTCCTAATGCTCTTACATAAGCATCCATTCCTGATGAAACAGGAGTAGGTGTACTATCTACACCTTCAGATAATGTTTGAGCGTTAGACACTTTTTTCGCAGATTCATTAGTTGTTCCACTAAAGTATGACTCTCTTAGAACTTCTAACTTTTCACGATATTTTTCTTCACTTTCAAACTCTACACTTTCAGCAAGTGAGCTGAGCTTTTCTTTTTGAGTTGCTGCCAACCCTTCAGAAACTTGATCTACAATATTAGTAGCAACAGACTCTCCAAGTCTCTTGTTTAAACCAATATTCTTATCAATTTGCTCATTGAGTTTTGTCTCCATATCATCTAGTTTGTCTACCATGCTCTCAAGCACATCATATTTGTCTTCAGGGATTGTTACATAATGTTCTTCAAAGAGACTCTTCATTCCAGAGAGGAATGATTCTGTCATCTCAGTCTTGAGTCCATGCTCAATTGCTAGTTGATTCTCTGTCATCCACTCTTCAGCAACATACTCAAGGTAAGAATCTACTCTCTCTTCTAAAGAGATTTTCAGTTCTTCTTTTTCCTCATTGAGTTTTTGCTCATACTGGATTTCAAGAGTTTCTTGAATTTCTTTTATCTTAGAATTAAGAGCAGCTTCAAAGATTGTCTTTGCTCTCTCTTTAAATTCCTCTGATAACTCTTCTCCACCTAGAAGTGCATTAACATCATCTTCAATGTTAATACCTTCATCAACTAGTGCCTCTTCTGTGGTTTCTTCTGATTGATCTTCAGAAACTACTTCTTGTGAGTCATCTAACTCAACTTCATCTCCTTGACTTAATGTGCCAGGAGTTGCATTGCCAGTAGGCATTGGATCTGCTTTTGCAGCATTTTTAGTTACTACATCACTAACCTGTTTGAGAGTCGCACCAGGTTCTTTTAACTTGGCAGAATCATCATCTGGTTTGTAATTTTGAGGGGTAGGACCTCCAAGATCCTCTACTTGGGCTGTGTTACCTGCAACTGAAACACCAGATGCATTACTACCTGCAGTTGGCATGGCAGTATCACCTGGTGTTGCATTAGCATTCACAGCAGTTTTAGATTGCTCCATTTCTTGTAATTTTGTACCACGAGACATTTGGATTTATTAACTTAAATCTATATTTATTTAGTAGATTAAAATTTTACAACGAATTTAGAAAATCGTTGAAAATGTTTAATTTATTTTCATCTAATTGTTTTTTATCAACTAGAGTATTGATTGATTTGTATGTTTTGGCAATTTGTTGTTCTCTTAGAACACCACCATCCCATACCCAATCTTTTCCTTCCATAATTCCTTCAACAAAAGCATCAGGAGCAGAAGGGTCTGCTACAATATCTGCAGCAGTGGATAACATGAAATCATCACTGACTACATTATATCCTTCTTTTGTTGGTTTTAATGAACCAACACCTCTTGAAGAAACACCTAATTTTACACCTTCATCTATAAGATTTTTTGCAATATTTCCCATTGGAGTGTTCAATATTTTTGCCTTACCTATGAAGTTAGATCCATTCTCTTTTAGAGAAACAATCTTATGTGAAACTCTATCAAGATTAACAGTAGGACCATCTGGATGACCAAGTTCACCAAGTGCTCTTCCAGTCACAATATTAGATTCATTGTATCTTTGAACTTCCCTTCTCAAGGTGTCTATTGGATACATTCTTCCATTTCTATTTTGAATATCTCCTTGTAAGAAAATACCCTCAATATACATTGACTTTTTACCATTGCGTTCTTCAACAATGAAGTCAACTGATTCTATTTCTTCTCTAATAAGTTTCATTATGCTCCACTGGTAACTTGAACTTGTTGGAAATAAACTGCACCTGTTGCAGCATTACCATGACTATTTGGTTTTGCTATGGCAGAAATGTGAATCACATCTCTTAATTCAGCACTAGTGCTAGGTCCTTCAACATATGCTGTATGAACACCAACTATTGCACCATAAGAATGTGTAACCACTAATCTTGTGCCAAAGAGACCACCAACATTAGAAGTGTTAGTGATACTTGCAACTGGTTTATCTGTAAACTCAAAATGTCTATTCTGAGGATCTGTTACAGTTAAACTTACCCTTTGACCAACAGAGAAAGGACAACCAGTTCCTTCTGGGAAATCAACAACAACAGTTGTATTAGTTGTTGTAAGACCAACAACTCTTTGACTTCTTGGTTTTCCTATGCTAATAGACATAGGTTCATGATTTGCTGGAACAATGAAATCAGCAGATGTTGCTACTGCAGTGTTTCCAACAGCAACTGCTGCTGTACATCCATCAGCATAAACTCTTACCACATCAGATTGATGTGAGAATTTTGCATGAGATGCAGATGCTCCACTCGCTATTGATGATCCACTTCCAACTGGTTGTAATGCCATTATCTTATAAGGTTACTATAATCCTATACATTATTTAGTAATTATTAACCTTATTCTACAGGTTCTAATTCTTCTTGATCCTCTACTTCAGAATCATCTTCAACTTCAGTTTCTAACTCAGCAGTTGTTTCTTCAGAATCTTCATATTCTTCTCCATCATCAAATAATGATGATGCAACTTCTGGTCTTACACTTGTAATTTTCTCTGCACTTTTAGAGTAGAGAATATCTTTTATTTTATCGCTTACCTGTGAAGGTGATTCATCACTCACAAGTAAATCCATAAGTTCTTCCATATCAATTAATGTAGTCTTATAAGGTTATTTATATCTCCCCACCAGATGGAGTTTCTGGAGCTTCAGATTTTTCTTCTTCAACTTCAGGTTCTAAAGTATTTTTA